ATTTATACTTTTGATAGTTCTTTAGTTACTCCAAGTACAGGAATGACTAAAGTATTCTATTCATTAAGCATGAAAGAAGCCGTTAAATTCTTCGAAAGAATGGGAGTAACAGTGGCTAGGAGTACAGAAGCAGGATTCAATGATGATACTGTTAAATTAAGAATATTAGAAAGACTTGATGTTGTAAAAGGTTCGGTTAGAAGTGTTAAGAAAATTGAATTAGCTTAGTAATTGGATAGGGGTTAATCTCCTGTCCTTTTTAATTTAAAGAATAGGAGATGATAAAATATATGACTTTAGATGAGTTAAAACTTTATTTATATATAGACTCGGATGATGAGGATACTTACTTAAATGAACTAATAGAAATAAGTGAAATATATATTGAGTCTTGTGTTGGCACTGGATATAAGCAAGATGAAAAAGCAGTTAAATTATCTAATCTTTTAATGAAAAAGATATGTAGTGATCTATATGAAAATAGGGGAACTGGTATTGATAGTGGAAGCATTGCTCAAAGGCTTAAACAAGATATTATTGTTACAACCATATTAGATAAACTATCTTTGTATGATGAGGATGTGACTTCATTATGAGAAAAATGAATCAGAGAATAATAATATGTAAATATCTTGGAGAAGTGCAGAATGATAATGGATTTGATGAACCAACTTGGGATGATACATATTATTCATGCTGGTCTAGTTTTAATCAAATTAGTGGTAAGGAATTTATATCTGCCAAAGCTAATAATTCTGAAAACATAGTTACATTTACAGTGCGATATTGCAATAAGATAAAAGTATTATTAGATGTAGGAGCAACAAAACAGTACAAAGTGATATATAAAGAAAAAGATTATGATATATTATTTTGTTCTGATTATAAGAATCTGCATCAATGGATAGATATAAAAGCAGAGGTTAAAGGGTGATTATATGAGTAGTATTGAATTAGAAGGTTTTGAAGAATTAGAGGAACTTATACAAGGTATGACACTTACTGATGCTGAAGAAAAAAAGGCTATGAAAAGTGCTATAGATGTAATTTACAAGGCAGTTGAAAGTAATACGCCTGTTGGCGAGACTGGAAATATGCAAGAAAAGATTAAAGAAAAAGTTACAAAAGATGATTTTTCGGTAACAGGACAAGTTATTATGGGTGCTTGGTATACGGTTTTCGAGGAATTCGGAACATCACAACAGAAGCATCATGTTGGATTTATAGAAAGGTCTGTAAATAGTTCTCAAAATGAAGCTTTAGAAGTATTAGCAAAAGAATTGTTAAAGTAGAGGTGGTGTGATGGTTAATATTAAGAAATTAGTAAAAGATACATTATCTGATGCCGATATATTGAACTTAACAACAGATAAAAAAGTATATTTTTTACATGCTGAGAGTCCTAAACCACCTTACATTGAGTATGAAATATTTGATGAGAATGGTGAAGAATGGGCTGAGAATAAAGAAATTGCAACAAATTATTATGTGCAAGTAGATATATTCAGTAAAACAGATTATACAAATTTAGAAAATAAAATTAAAGAAATTATGATTAACGCAGGTTTTAATAGGAGTTTATGTGCTGATTTATATGAAAATGATACACAACTATTCCATAAAGCTATGCGTTTTTTTATTACATTAAACAATAATTAAAAAATAGAAAGAGAGTGATTATTAATGGCAATTATTGGGCTTGAGAAGCTTTATTATTCAAAAATTACAAAGGATGATGAAACAGGAGTAACATTTGAAAAACCAATTTATTTACCTGGAGTTAAAGAAATTAAGATTTCACCTAAGCAAAATACTGAAAAATTATATGCTGAAAATAAGTTATGGGAGCAAAATACGTCACTGGATAGTATCGAACTTAGTGTAAATATAGCAGATTTAACAAACGAACAATCCGAAGATTTACTTGGTCAAAATTTGGCGAACGAAGGTGGCGTGTTCGCTAGTGATGAGGATATTGCACCTTATATATCATTGCTCTATATAGCAAATAAATCCAATGGTAAAAAGAGATATGGAATCATATATAAGGGATGTATGTCACTTCCTGACGATTCTAGCAAATCACAAGAGGGGAAGGTTGATTATCAAACACCTGAGATGAAGGCAACATTTCAACCACTTCAAAACAATGGAATGTGGAAGTATACAATTGATGAAGATTCAGAAAATGCACCTGTTGATTTGGCCACTAAGTTCTTTACAAGTGTAATAGTACCAACTAAAAAAGCTACAACAACAGCTTAGAATTACTAAAAGCTCTTGATTAAAGTAAGATTTAATTGAGGGCTTTTCTTATTAAAAAATTATGAGGAGTGAGATTATATGGTTTTACAAGATAAGACTAGAAAATTAATCATTAAAGAAATAATAGATGGAAAAGAAATTGAAACTGAATATGGCTTTAAGATGGTGAATAGAACTATCTTAAAAATAGATTCTAAATATGGAAATTACGGAACTATTCTAGATGGAATCATGAATGGAAAAGAGTTTATGAGTAATGCACTTAAATTATTAAGTTGTTGCTGTTTAGAAAAAGAATTTGAGATTGAAGAATTAGCAGATTTGTTAACGCCTCAACAACTAAATTATGAAATTCCTAATTTTGTAACAAATTTATATTTTGATTATATGGGAATTAATGATACTAAAAATGATAAAGAAAGTAAGAAAACTAAAACTAAAAATGAAAAAAACTAAATGACCAGTCAGATTTTTTGAATTTTGACTGGCTTTTTTATATTTGTAAAGTTCATCTTAATTACACTAGAGAAGAATTTATGGAAAATACCCACGCTGAAATCTATAAAGTGTGGATGAATCACGTGAAATTTAATGGTTGGAAAATTGATGAAGAAAAAAATGATAATGAAAACAAGTCTAATAAAGAACGCAGAGTTTATATAGACGAACTAACATTTTTATAGGAAGGGGGTAAAAATTTGAGTGATTTAGAGAAGCGAATAACCGCCAAAATGGTTTTAGATGATTCAGGATATAATGCAAGTATCAAAGGAATAAATAGTAGTTTAAAACAAACTCAGTCAGAATTTAAATTAGCTAGTGAAGGATTAAAAACTTTTGGAGCAACTAGTGATAAGTTGAAATCAGCACAAGATGCATTATCTAAACAATTTGATTTGCAGTCTAAAAAGGTTGATACATATAGACAGGCAATGGAAAAAACTAATAGCAAGATGCAAGAAAATATTTCTGAAAGAGATAAATTAAAAGCTAGTTTAGAAAGTGCTAATGCAAAATATCAAGAAGCAATTCAATTGTATGGAAAAGAATCTGAACAGGCTAAGAATGCTAAAAAATCTATTGATGAACTAACAGAGGAATATAAGAAAAAAGAAAAAGCTATTGAATCTAATGCCAAGCAGATACAGAATTATCAAACTAATATGAATAAAGCTGAAACTGAGATGGTCAAAACTCAAGGTGAACTTAAGAAAATAAATGATGAGTTGGATAAAAATAATAATAAATGGCTTAATGCTAGCAAAGGATTAAAAGAGAGTAGCGATAAATTAAAAGATTTTGGCGATAAGGCTAATAATGTTGGTAATGGTATATTAAAATTAACAGCACCATTAGAAGCAGCAGGAATAGCAGGAGTTAAATTTAGTACTGATTTTAGTGATGGTATGGCCAAGATTTCAACAGTAGCGGATACAACAAATATTTCATTAGATGACCTTGGTAAAGGGGTAATCCAATTATCCAATATGTCTGGAGAAAGCTTTGAAACTATTCAAGATGGTATGTATGATACTATTTCTTCAGGAGTAGATGCTGGAAAATCTGTAGAGTTTCTTACTACAGCAGTTAAAGCGGCGAAAGGTGGATTCACAGATACTGCAACATCAGTTGATGGGCTTACAACAGTTCTTAACTCATACGGATTGAAAACTGAGGAAGTTACTGATATTGCCAACCAAATGTTTATAGCACAAAATCTAGGTAAAACGACTTTCGGTGAAATGTCATCCAGTATAGGACAAGTTGCGGCAACATCTAGTGCACTTAAAGTAAGCACAAAGGAATTATTTAGTTCACTTGCGGTTCTAACTGCCAATGGAATTAAGACAAGTGAAGCAATTACAGGTTTGAAAGCGGCTTATTCTAATATAGCTAAACCTTCAGATGAAGCGGCAAAAATGGCACAAAAATTGGGGATATCTTTTAATACCGCTCATTTACAATCAGTTGGTTGGGGAAAATTCTTAGAAGAAGTTAAACAAAAAACTAATGGTAATACTGAACAATTGTATCAATTATTTGGTTCGGTTGAAGCGGTAAACACTGTATTAACAATGACTAGTGGCCAAGGTATGGATTTATATAATCAAAGTATGGATCAAATGACTACAAACACTACTGCACTGGATGATGCATTTAGCAAAGTTGATGATACTGCTGGTAATAAGATGCGTAAAAACTTTAATGAGTTGAAAAATGCAAGTATTCAATTAGGAGATGCATTAGCACCAGTAATGGAAGAGATTACAAGTGTCATAGGTGGGTTAACATCAACATTAGAAGGAATGGATAAAGAACAATTAAAAACTATTGCTGATATAGTTATGTTTAGTGCTGCATTTGGTGGAATTCTAAAGGTAGTTGGTGGAGTAGCCAATGGAATTGGAACTGTAATAAATGTAGCTTCTAAGTTATCTGGAGTCTTAGGAACTGCAACGGTAGCAACTGAAACTGTTGCAGAAGCAGGTGCTGTTGCTGGAGGAGTTGGGGGAGCTACAGGATTTGGAGCATTAGCAACTGGACTTGGTGGAGCAGTTATTGCGGCAGCTCCATACATTGCAGTAGCTGGAGCAGTAGCATTAGCTGGATATGGGATATATAAAGGTTTAACACAAGAAGTTGTGCCAAGTGTAGATTTATTTTCAGATAAA